ATTACATTATTACTTCTACCCACAGAGTATCGTAACAGCAGGTACATCATGGGTAGGGGATAACTTTGACTCTGTACTTCTGTATGGTGCATTAGTTGAAGCAGCTATATTTATGAAAGCAGACCCAGATATTCTTACGTTCTATAAAGCACATTTTGATACATCTATGGCTTCATTGAAGGTACTGGGCGATGGTAAAGATAGACGCGATGCATACCGTAGTGGACAAGTTAGAGTACCAGTTAATTAAGAAGGAGTATTGAAATGGCTATATCGCAGGCAATGTGCAGTTCGTACAAAGAGCAACTCCTAGGGGCTGTTCATGATATGGACACTGATGTATTTTACATCGCTCTCTATACCTCCTCAGCTACACTAAGTGCCGCTACTACCGTCTATGCAGCTACTAATGAGGTTGCTGGCGCGGGGTATACAGCGGGTGGGAATATCTTATCTGGTGCGGCTATTACACTGTCAGGTACCACAGCGTTTGTAGATTTTAGTAACACTACATGGACTACTGCTACTATAACTGCCCGTGGAGCATTGATATATAACTCTAGCAAAAGTAATAAAGCAGTGGCAGTCCTTGATTTTGGTAGTGATAAGTCGTCAACTGCTGGTGATTTTACTGTAATTATGCCTACTCCAGACGCTACTAATGCTTTAATACGTATCGCCTAAGGGGGTCTAAATGGCACTTGTTCTAGCAGATCGTGTATACGAGACTAGCACTACTGTAAGTACCGGAACCCTGACGCTCAATGGAGCGTTGGATAGCTACCAGACATTCTCCACAGCAATTGGTAATGGTAATACTTGTTACTACACTATAGCTGTCTCTGGCGGTACTGACTGGGAAGTGGGTATTGGCACTGTTGGTGCAGGTACATTAGCGCGTACAACAATCTTATCCTCCAGCAATAGTAACCTTGTAGTTAATCTTCCAGTAGGCACAAAGGATGTATTTGTAACTTATCCTTCAGAGAAGTCAGTAAACCTTGATGCTGCAGGTAATGCAGTGGCCTTTAATGGTCAGAACATTACTGGACTGCCTCTAGCAAGTCTGGCAACGGTAGCTATAACATCTCCAGCAGTTAACCAGTTGCTTGGGTATAACGGCACGGCTTGGGTTAATGTTGCGCCAAACCCAGCGTCAGCTGGGACAGGAGTTGTGTTTTATAACGCTACTCCAGTCATAACTGCAACAGGGGCTAACAATGACGTAGCTATTCTTACCTTTGCATCCATCCCAGTAACAACGGCAGAACAGGTCATTACAGGTACGGCAGTTAGTAACACAGTGCTTTTCTCTGCTTTTGTCACTGTTGCACTGAATAGACTCATATTTGATGCCGGGATATATGATTTTACAATATGGGCTGGTGTAGACAGCATTGCTAGTAGCTCTGTTACAACCATTACTAGGCAGATATATACAGCTACTCCATTTGTAGTTGGCACTGTAACTACTACAGGCACAGGATCAAGCCGCACAGCTACAGCATCATCAGGAACGCCATTTGCTACTGCGGCAATAGATGCTTCTGCTACAAATACAGTTGCATCATACTTACAGACCCCACAAGGTATATATCAGATAACAGCTAGAACCTCTGATACTGTAGTAACTATTACCACACCTAGCGGATATACAAATGAGTCAGCAGTTGCTGGCACTGTATGGAAGAAACTGTTTGGAATTACTACTCCAGAAATAACATCTATATCTCCTAACTACACCGTGTTTGATGTGGTTACAACTCAGCCATCAACAGTAGTTACTGCTGCAACAAAAATGGGTATTCTTGGGTTTGTTACTTCAAATGCCACTAGGACTATATCACTAACCTACAATGGTGAAGATAGAAATACCCACGTTAATACACCTCTGGCTAATCTACACAATGACTTAGCTGGGTTGCAGGGCGGAGCCGCAACAGAGTATTTTCACTCTACCTCTGCTGAATACACGGGCACAGGCACTGGAGTCTTTGTAAGGGAGGCTGGCCCCACAATGACTACGCCAACTTTAGGGGTTGCTACAGCGACATCAGTTAACAAGGTTACACTAACCACCCCTGCAACTGGATCAACATTAACCATTGCTAATGGCAAGACTCTAACCGCTAGTAACTCCATTACTTTAGCGGGTACTGATGGCAAGACCTTAACTACAAGCAACAACTTAACCCTTACTGGTACAGACGGTATAACTGCAGCGTTTGGCGGTGGATTGGCTATAGCGGCAGCTAAGATCCTAACGGCTTCCAATACACTTACATTCAATGGGACTGATGCAAGCACGGTGGCATTTGGCACTGGTGGGACAGTAGCATATACAGCAAACAATCTTAGTGTTTTTGCATCAACTACATCAGCTCAGCTTGCTGGGGTTCTCTCTGATGAAACAGGTTCATCTGGCGGCGTTGTGGTATTTAACAATGCACCAACTATTACCAACCCAATACATGCAGCTGGTACAACGGCTGTCCCATCATTGACCTTAACTTCTGGCACTAACTTAACAACTCCAGTAGCCGGTGCAATGGAATATGATGGGAACCGAAGTTATTTTACCAACACAACTGCAACAGGTAGGGGTTATGTTCCATCAGTACAGTACTACACAATGGTGGCTAATAATGCATTAGTCACAGTCCTTACCATTACACCGTTTTTCCAGACAGCAAGCACCGCCATCCCTTTAGCTGCTAACGGTATATATGATATTGAGATTGTTTGTTACTTTACTAGATCGGTAGCTGGTACGCACTTATATACATTAACAAACTCAGTAGCTCCACTTTCTATGAACGTGGATGTTAATTTCTCCCCGATAGCGGGTAATACCTCAACACCTACTGGCGCTAACTTAACTGGTGCAATACAGGGCTCGCTCTCAGCTGCCCAAGCTTTTGTTGCTACTGGTGCGCTGGCAATTACAACAGTACATGTCCATAAGTTCTTTATTCACTTGGAAAACAACACATCGAACTCTAACTTGAGGCTTAATGTAACCTCACCCACTTCTGGATTTACCCCATTACGCGGTAGTTACTGGAGAAGCACCAGAGTTGGCAATGCTGGAACCTACGCTGCATAGCCGTAGATGTTAGGCTTTACACCATTCGCCGCAGCATCCTTTGCGGACATACAACTAAACCACGGTGAGATAAACGTACAGGTTGTTGGTGTACAAAGTACTGGAGAGATAGGTACTGTTACATTTATTACCAACCAGAACTTTGCAGTAACGGGTGTTCAAGGCACAGGGCAAGTCGGTAATGTAGTAGTAGATGCTAAAGCCACTGTCTATCTTATTGGTGTGCAGGCTACAGGGTACATAGGCTACCCTACCGTATGGGGGTTAGTAAACGATGCCCAAACAGCAACTTGGACTCCTGTAAACGACACACAATCTACTGTCTGGACTAAGATAGCGGCCTAATATGATATATAGAAATAGAACTAATACAGCTGCCTCAGTAAACACACTGCCTTATGCGCTGCCTGCTCCTATTGCGGTGCTGCCTGTAGCCTCAGGAGGTACTGGAGTGACTGTCTCTACTGGAACTACCGCAGTTGTATTAAGCACAAGCCCAACACTTATAACTCCATTACTTGGAACACCTACTTCTGGGGTTTTGTCTAATTGTACTGTCGATGGTACTGATGCAGTGGGATTTAGAAATCTTCCATTTAACCCGCAATCTGCTAATTATACTGCTGTATTAACCGATAGTGGCAAAGTAATATATCATCCAACAACGGATGCAAATGCAAGAACATTTACTATCCCTGCTAATAGCTCAGTGCCTTATCCTGTTGGGACAGCTATTACATTTATTAATATGACATCTCAAGTTGTAACAATATCAATTGCTACTGATACACTATATCGGTCATCAAGTAGTGGTACTACAGGAAGTAGATCACTGGCTCAGTATGGTTCTGCAACAGCAATAAAAATGACTACCACAACGTGGTTAATCTCAGGTACTAACTTAACATGACAAGTGCCCTTACTGCAGTTTATGCAAATTTTAGAGCATTCATACAAGGTACACAGAAAGCAATCTTTGGGTATGGTGTTAATGTATATCTTGGTGTTGATTACTCAATAACTAACAAAGTGTCAAATACTGGTGTTGTTGCAACTGATACTGCTGGTGTTGGTACTGCTAGGGGCCGAGTTGCCGCTGCTGGATACGGTGCAGATAAGGCAATATTTGGGTTTGGTTGGAATGAACTAGATTTTTATAACTACGCAATGACCAACCTAGTATCAAATACTGGTGTTGTTGCTTCCGATACTGCTGGTGTTGGCACTGCAAGACAAGATCCTGCCGCTGCTGGTTATGGTACAGACAAGGCAATCTTTGGGTATGGTAATGATGGTGCCTATGTATCAATAACTAACAAAGTGTCAAATACTGGTGTTGTTGCTTCCAATACTACTGGTGTTGGTACTCCTCGTGCGCCTGCTGCTGCTGGTTATGATACAGACAAGGCAATTTTTGGGTATGGATATACTAATGCTTTAGTATACGTATCACTAACCAACCTAGTATCAAACACGGGTGTTGTTGCAACTGATACTGCTGGCGTTGGTACTGCTAGATACCAACTTGCTGCTGCCGGGTTTGGTGGTGATAGGGCGATCTTTGGGTATGGTTATAATGGCGCTGGTGTATCAAAGACTAACCTAGTATCAAACACGGGTGTTGTTGCAACTGATACTGCTGGTGTTGGTACTGCTAGAAATGCTCTTGCTGCTGCTGGATATGGTGCAGATAAGGCAATCTTTGGGTATGGTTTTACTGGTGCCGTTGTATCAATAACTAACTTAGTGTCCGATACTGGTGTTGTTAGTACTGATGTTACCGGTGTTGGTACTGTTAGAGCGGGCCTCGGCGCTGCTGGGTATTCTCTTACATAATATGGCATCTAATCTAAATTCAGAATTTAACTATCGCTACCAAGTAATAGGTAGCACTCCTTGGGAAAAGTTAAAAACGCTCCAAGGTTTTTTGGTTGGGCGTAAACGTGCTGCGGCCCTAGAAGAATGTGCTGAGTTAAAGTATCAAGCTAAGTTGTTTGAGCTAAAACATCTTAAAGAACTTCCGGCGCTGACGCACATTATCTTAGTTTTGCAGGCTGAAATAATAGAACTAGAGTCCATCCTAGATGACCAAAAACATGCATTTGAGCTAAATCGCAACGAGATTAAAGTACTTGAGAAATTGATTGCTGAGATTTATGTAGAGGTTGAGCCTACTCGTATTGCTGGTTATACAGATGATATGATGTTTGAAGCAAATGCAATAAATGAATTTACAGTCGTGCTAGCTAGGGAAATACAGTCGGAGATAATTGCTAATGGTAGACCTTCTCCAGCAAAGATAAACAATGCTATGCTTTGCCCCCAGATTTTTAGGAGGTTGCAAGTTGCAGGGCTAATTCCAAAGGATATTAAGTTGATAGCTGCTGATGACCCTATCCTGCAACTCAATGCGCCAGATCAAGAATTAATAAAACAGCTAGAAAGTCTAACAAAAGCTATAGAGTCTAAAAAAATTCATATATAATACACGAACATACTTGGGCCCATCATGCCATCAACTTACGCAAATAACCTACGACTTGAAAACATAGCCAACGGCGAGCAATCTGGAAGTTGGGGTGATACGACCAACAAGAACATATGCTCTTTGTTAGTTGACTCTATTGCAGGGTTAGCTACAACAAGCATTACAGGGTTAGCTACCTATACACTTACTTCATATAATGGGGTAACTGATGAGTCTAGAAACGCAGTTCTAAAGTTTACCGGCAATATCGCTGCTGCTTGTACTATATACATCCCTACCGTTGCTAAGACCTACCTCATTGATAACTACACCAATCTTGCACTAGCTAAACAAAACCTAATTATCCGCACTGATGCAGGTGCTGTAGCTGCCACAATCCCTTTTGGTATATACACCGTGTACTGTGATGGTATTGATACATTTATATCAACAGGGTTTGGGGCAGGTGGGACTGTTACGGGTAATGAGATAATCACAGGAACCTTAGGGGTTGCAGGGGTTACAACACTAGCTACGACCCTTACAGGTGCATTAGTAGGAACAGCGGGGGTTGTAAGTGCAGTAGCTCCCGGTACTTCTGGTAATGTATTGACTTCTAATGGTACGGCTTGGGCTTCAGCATCGAACACTCCTCCATTTACAGCAGGTACTAAGCTCATATTTCCACAGGCAACTGCTCCTACGGGCTGGACTAAGGACACGACTGCTGCCATTAATGATTCCATTCTTAGGTTTGTTACTGGGACTGGTGGGGGTTCTGGCGGATCTGTGGGGGTTAGTACATGGGCTGCACAGACTGCTACTGGGGCGCACACGCTAACAACTGCTGAAATGCCAATCCATACCCATACAGGCGGGTCAGGTAACACTACTCCATATTTTGTTTCTCAGGGCTATAGTCATGATGGTCCAATAGATGGTTCTAGAACTGTTAACCCCGATGACCATGATTTACTAGCAGCGACTAATTATCCTGCAGGGGGTGGCACTTCACATAACCATCCACTTACCCAAGCCATTAAATACTATGACTCTATTATTGCGAGTAAAGACTAATGCCATCAACTTACGCAAATAACCTACGACTTGAGAACATAGCCAACGGTGAGCAGTCAGGATCTTGGGGTGATACGACCAACAAGAACATATGCTCATTGCTAGTTGATTCTATAACTGCTGTAACTACAATATCTATCACCGGTTCTGGTAATTATATCTTAACTGCTAACGCAGGTACTGCCGATGAAGCTAGAACAGCAGTACTAAAGTTTACAGGACTTCGTTCTGCCGACTGCTATGTAACAGCCCCAGCAGTGGCAAAGACCTATATCATTGATAACTTTACTGATGAGCCACTAGGTAATAAGAACATAATTATACGGACTGCTACCGGGGTTGGAGCTACAATTCCTTTTGGCAAATACACAGTGTATTGTGATGGGCTAGACTTCTTTGTGCAGACAGGGTTTGCAGCTGGTGGGGTAATAAACGGTAACGCTGCTACTACAGGTAACTTCATTGCAGGCAATAACCTAACAGCATTAGGAAATACAACACTAAAATCTACCCTTACAGGAGCATTAGTAGGAACAGCAGGAGTTGTAAGTGCCGTAGCTCCCGGTACAGCAGGTAATATACTATCGTCTACCGGTACCGCATGGGCTTCTACTACAAATGCACCGGCTTTTCCGGCTGGAACACGTATGAGTTTTCAGCAGACCGCAGCTCCTACTGGGTGGACTAAAGATACAACCGCAGCGATTGATGATTCTATTCTTAGGTTTGTTACTGGATCAGTTACGCCAAGCGGGGGATCTGTAGCATTTAGTACATGGAACGCACAGACGCTTTCTGGGGCTACGGCAATAACAACAGCCCAGATGCCAGCACATACCCACAATGTGGGAAATCAACAACAGGTATGGGCTGGGCAGGGCGCTCCACAATCTTCATATAGTGGTATGAATACTGGGGTTGTGGCAAATCAGTTTCCAACAATCACTACAGGGGGTGGTGGGTCACACACGCACTCGTTAACTCAGGGTGTTAAATACTACGATTTTATCATTGCAAGTAAAGACGCATGATTGAGACTACTGTATTTAAGACCAATATATGGTCTTCGTGTGAGAGGGATTTTAGCAATTTACTACCCGATGTACTAGAACTGCAGTGCTTAGGTGGGAGAAATGTAAGTAATATGGGCGGCTGGCAAAGCGAGTCATTTATATCAACTGATAATGCATTTATGAAAGATACGATTGATTATGTGTTTAGTAAAATGAAGTCAGTATATCAAGCGTATGGTATATTTTCAGAGCCTAATCTGGTGAACTATTGGTTTAACATCAATCCAAAGTTTAGCTATAACAAGTTACACAACCATCCTAAGATGTATTTTTCAGTAATAATATACTTAAAAACTCCGTCAGATTGTGGAGATTTAGTACTTGAGCGGTCAGATAATTTTGAGTGTTTTCTGCCTAAACCTGACCTGAGCAATGAACGAAACGGTATATCGTGGGCTGTTCCCGCACAGAAAAACATGCTATTAGTAATTCCTGCATATGTTAGTCATTTAGTAGAGCAAAATAAGACTAGAGAATCAGATGATAGAAGAATATCTATTGCAATGAATTTTGCTTAAAGGTTAAATAATGGCTAAAGACGCTAAAATATTATGCCCTTTGATGGGTACTGAGTGCATCGAGGATGGTGCTATCAAAGATGGTGAGCTGGTCAAGTGCCGGTTCTGGGTACATGTACAAGGTATGAATCCTCAGACAGGAGAGACAGTCTCTAATGGAGATTGTGCAATAGCTTGGACCCCCATGCTGCTGATTGAGAACTCCCAGCAACAAAGACAGACGGGTGCAGCAGTAGAATCATTTAGAAATGAGATGGTAAAAGCTAATGAATCTACGACCCGAGCCCTAATTGAAACATCTACTCGAATGATAGGGCCTATGACATGAACGATGCCGATGTAGATGCTGTAGCCCAACGCCTGTGTATCTTACTAAGAGAGAACCGCAAGGACTTTTTTGTAGAGCCAGAGCAACACTATAACGACCACAGAGATATAGCTAGTTTGATCTCAGACTATAAAGCAGCTAAGAATATGTTCTGGAAGGCGTTCATAGGTCTTGCAGTTGTTGGTGGCTTAGTGCTAGCCTTGATTGGTGTGAGCGCCCACAGATGAAACTAAAGAAGCACTCTAGGACTCTATGGTTTAATGGTGTCATGGGGTCAGTATCTATTGTGTTGGTAGGGGCGGAGTTCTTTACAGACTTTATCAGAGAAGTCGCACCAGCGTGGGTAGCTACATCACTACTAGGTCTCTGCGCTGCTAACAACGCTGCTAATTGGTGGCTACGTATGCATACAGATAGTCCTGTAAAGTGATTAAGCCTAGTACAAGGCAGTCAGTAGGTGGGTTAGGAATTGGTGCCGCGCTTCTAGTTTCTGTACTGATGTATGAAGGTTATACAGATAAAGCAGTAATACCCGTGCCGGGGGATGTACCCACCATAGGAGTTGGTAGGACTGAAGGGGTGCGTATGGGGGATAAAACTGAACCCGTGCGGGAAATGATGATGCTGCTAAAGAACCTAGATAAGTACGGTAATGGCATTAAAGCCTGTATTAATGTGCCTCTATACCAATATGAGCTAGATGCTTTTGTAAGTCTTGCGTATAATATAGGCATAAATGCTTTCTGTAACAGTACTTTAGTGAAGAAGCTAAACGCTGGAGACTACTCAGGGGCCTGTGAGCAGATAATAATTTGGGATAAGTTTAAAGGTAAGCCATTGAAAGGTCTAACTAATAGGCGTAATGAGGAGTACAGAACATGCCGGGGTTCAGCTTAATCGGGAAGATACGTCTAGGGCTTGAGCTGGCTGCTGTATTATTAGTTATTGGTTGGGTTTGGAATTGGTATAACAAAGCCCCTGTGGTGGTTGGGGAGTCAGTCTTAGGGGTTACAGCATCTGAGGTAGCTAGTGCAGGGACTGAAGGTGTTGTAATGACGATGCCAGTTATGACAGTGCGCGGGGGTAGGGCACTAAAAGAGAAGTTAAACCTACCTAAAGAAGTACAGGTTAACGATAGCAAGAAAGTGCTAGACTCAGTTGTAGTCCCAGAAGATGGGCATAGGCACAAAGTAACTCCAGTACTAAACACAGTAACAGGTAAGACAGAAACATTTGTAGAGACACTACCACTCCCGTGGTTTCAGTTTAAGACTGATGGTGCTGTAGGTGTATACACAGGTATATCGGATGTAGGTGAAGCAGCTAGGATACAGGCACGGCAGACGTTCTTTAGCGTAAAAGCCGTAGACTTTGGTGGCATAGCTTCAGTAGATCAACCTTATGGTGCTGCTAGTAACAACAGCAATGGGTCGGTTCCTACAAGATTCTTTATTGGTGTTGGCGCAGAATATAGGTGGTAAGTAGATGCCTTTACAGAAAATAGAGTTACGCCCGGGAATTAACCGTGAATCTACTACCTACTCTAATGAAGGTGGGTACTATTCTGGCGACAAAATTCGTTTTCGTTCTGGGTTCCCAGAGAAAATAGGCGGCTGGACACGCTTATCAAACAACACCTTCTTAGGTACATGCCGTGCATTAGTTAACTGGGCTTCGCTGACAGGTAATAACTACTTAGGGGTAGGTACTAATCTTAAATACTATATTGAACTTGGTGGAACTTATAACGACGTAACTCCCATCATAGACACTACCGTATACAACAGTAAGATGTTAGTGCCTTACACAACACTAAATGGAACTATAAATGCAAGTGTTACATCACTAACACTGACTGATGCTACGGCATTTCCGCCTTCTGGGGTCATTAAGATCGACTCAGAGCAGATATATTACGGCTCTGTTTTAGGTAATGTATTATCTTTATTATCTCGTGGGTATAACAGTACAACTGCGGCATCTCATACAACAGGTGCTGGAGTAGGTACATCAACTATTACATTTAATGATATTACTAATACTGGTCAGAATAATAGCTTTGTTACATTTACGGGCGCTGCAGGGTTTGGTGGTATATCAAATGCAGCACTGAACACAGAGCACCAGATAGTAAAAGTTGCTGACTCTATTTATTACGCTACGTTAACTGAAGTAGCGCAAGGAACACTATCAACTGTAGCAATTACAGGCATAGCAGGTCAGTTCTCATGCACGGCTTCTGTTGCAGGAGTAGTAGTTGGTAATAGTGTACTTATTGCTGGTACTTATGGCGGTACAGGGTCTATCACAGGGTATACCAACCCTAAAAAGTACTACATAATTGCTGCTAATGTTGGCGGCTCAACCTTTACTCTATCTGCAACACAGAACGGCCTACCTATTACTACAACTGCCGGTACACCTACAGGGCTAACATATACCGTAACTACTGAAGCCTTTTCTACATCAGCGCAAGCTGGAACAGCATTATCCTCAATAATAATTACAGGTATTGCAGGTCAGTTCTCTTGCACTGCTGCAACGCTAGCGGTAGGTATGACAGTAGGGGTTACAGGAACATATACAGGTACAGGTTCTATAGTTGGCTATACCAGCCCTAAGACATACTACATAATAGTCACCAATGGATCTACAACATTCACCTTGTCTGCTACTCCCGGTGGCGCTGCTATTACAACTACAGCAGGTACCCCTACACCCTCAGGATCGGGTGGTCCTTTGTTTGGGGCTAATGGAGGGGGTACATTAACAGCAACCTATCAAGTAACTGCGGGATTAGACATATATACAGTAGGTCTAGGTTGGGGGTCCAATGTATGGGGACGTAGTACTTGGGGCAGTGCTGGTACTACGGGACTAGGGCAGCAGCTTAGGCTTTGGACCCATGATAACTACGGTGAGGATTTGATATTTGCACCTCGGGGTGGATCTATATATTACTGGACTTCAAACCAAGGAGTCTCAACTAGAGGAGTAGAACTAAGTACGCTATCTACTGCTAATGGGTTTGATGGTACCTTTGTACCTAATACTACTAATCAAGTTATTATGTCAGGTGATTCTCGGTTTGTAGTATGCCTTGGAGCTAACTCATACGACCCTACTGATTCAGGTACTGACTTTGATCCGATGATGGTTCGGTGGTCAGATCAAGAAAACCCATACCAGTGGGTGCCTGCAGTTACTAATCAGTGTGGTGAGTATCGGTTATCTAGTGGTTCTTATATAGTCTGTGGTCAGACAACTAGGCAGGAGACGCTTATATGGACTAGTAACGCCTTGTACTCCATGCAGTATCTAGGGCCGCCCTACGTATTTGGTATTAATTTGATGTCTGGAGAGAGCTCTATTATGTCTCCTAAGGCTATGTTTACTGTCAATAATGTTACTTACTGGATGGGTACTGATAAATTCTATTCTTACTCAGGACGGGTAGAGACGCTACCGTGTACCCTAAAACAGTACATATTTACTGATATAAATAGAGATCAGTCATACCAAGTATTCTGTGGGGGTAATGAAGGTTATAACGAGATTTGGTGGTATTACTGCTCGGCAAACTCTACTACGATTGATCGGTATGTAATATACAACCACCTAGAGCGTATTTGGTATTATGGAACACTAGATAGAACTGCGTGGTTAGATAGTTCACTACGGCCTTATCCTATGGCAACTGACTATAACAACCGTATTTTATATCATGAATCTTCTTCTGATGATGAATCAGGTACTACCCCAGCGGCTATTAGTGCATATATAGAGTCGTCTGACTTTGATATTAGTGACGGGCAGGCTATAGCTTTTGTCTGGCGTATGCTGCCGGATGTAACTTTTATAGGATCTACACCACCAGAGGGTATACCACCTCAAGTTATATTATCTTTAGAACAACGTCGTAACTCAGGTACAGGCTATGGCCCTGCAGGTGCTCCCCTGATTACATCGGATGTAACAATAACAGGAACAGGTGTAAATCGAACAGCTACATCAGTCAGTACAATGTTTAACTCTGTGACAATTGATGCAACTACTACTCAGCCTTTACTGTATGCCTTACAAACCCCAATGGGCACATGGAACATAACAGCTAAGACTTCTAGCTCTGTTGTGACAATTACTACTCCTAAAGGTTATGTAAATGAAATTGCTGTACTAGGTAAGTTATGGGCTAAACCTACAGTTACTAGAATTGCCTCATACCCTATTGAAGAATTTACAGGGCAGGTGTACACAAGAATCCGTGGTAGACAGATGCTCATGCGTATAGAATCAGAAAGGTTAGGAACTAGATGGCAGTTGGGTTCTGTTAGAATTGATATTCGCACTGACGGCAGGAGATAATATGGCATCGTCTATCCCACCAGTAGGACCAAACTTGCAGTTAGCTTCGGCAGAATACGATCCTAGACAAGCAGACCAACTAGCAAAACAACTGAGGTTGTATATGAATACTGTAGGCAATGCTAGTGGGGGTAGTAGTGGTAGTGGCACCGGTGGTGTTTCTGCTTCTTTATTTTGGATAACTTGGGGGTGTAATTAATGGCCTTTCAAGATATTACAGGTATACAGATAGCACAAGCAGCAGTAACTACGGGGTACACAACTATATACACTGTAGCGGCATCTCAACGGCTGTATATAAAATGCGTAGATGTGTGCAATACAAGTGGGGCTGCTACTACATTTACTATGCACTTAGTGGCAAACGGCAGTTCAGCGCTCGTAGCAAATGCATTATTTTATGGTTCATCTATTGCTGCAAATGATAACTTACAGTGGACCGGTACTCAGCTGATGGACGTTGGTGGCACGATACAAGTTAAAGCCTCAGCTGCAAACCTAACTGTTACCATTAGTGGTGGAATAGCCGTATAATATACGGAATTAATAGGGAGTTTTTATGAGTTTACATCCAGACGTACAAAACCTAGCTGCCCAAGGGCGTAATGGTGACTCGATGCTTTTGCATGTCACCCCCGATGAGGTTCAAGGGCTTCATCAGTTAGCTCTGATGCATGGTACTAAGATGACTATAAACCCAGTAACGGGACTTCCTGAAGCTAACTTCATGAAAGACTGGCTACCTGTAATTGTTGGTGGCATAGCTACTATTGCTACAGGGGGGCTGGCAGCTCCTTGGATGATTGCCGCGGGTGCGGCGAGTGCATTTGGTACCAGTATGGCGGTAGGTAACAGCTTCAAGAAGTCATTGTTTACTGGTCTGATGGCTGGTGCTGGTGGTGCATTAGGTGCTGGATTAGGGGCAGCGGGGGGAGCGGCGGCGAGGGGAGTAGGGACAACAATAGGGACAGGAATAGCAGAGGCAGCTCCGGGTGTATTTGGCGCGGTAGAGCAAGGAATAGTATCACAAGCGCTGACAAAGGGAATAGGTGCAGGAGCTACGGAAGCTGCTGCTAGTGGGTTGGGTGGGTTTGCCTCAACACAAGGAGCTAATCTAGCTTCCGGTGCTGGTAGGTTTGGAGCACAAGAAGCACAAGCATTGATGAGAACAGAAGCACAACAAATAGCACAAAATGCAACGCAAAAGTCATTTCAAGAAGCAGGTAAGATAGCAGCAGACAATGCAAGAAGGCCGATGGTTAATCAGTTTGGGCAAATGATAGACCCTGCAAAAATTACTAGCGTACAAACAGGTATAGGTCCAGTAAGAAGCCTGACAAATGCACAGGCGATGACTAATCCTGAGTTTAGTCGGGTAGCTGCGCTCCAAGGAATGAAACCCGGATACACAGCACAGCCTACATCGCTACCAGCGAATATTGGCCCTGCAAGCTATGGCGCTCCACCTTCTTCTATCATGCCACCTCCTTCTATTACACCACCTGCTCCACAAAGTTATATGAGCGGTGTAAGCGATGCACTCTCTGCACAGGGGAGAGGGGTTAATAAGCTGTTTGAGCCCGGAGAATTTAGTAAGTTTGCAGGAAAAAATAAATTAGCTTTAGCTGGGTTAGGCATAGGGGGTATGGGCATGATGTCGTCTGACCAACAAAGAATTAAACCTGCTACAGCGCATGGCGATTACTATAGCTACCCTGAATTTACTCAGGGGTACGATCCTACAGGTGGTGAGTCAGGGCAACAATACTTTAACTATAGTTATGGAACTCCAACAGTAACCCATTATGCTGAAGGTGGTAGTATAAGTGATGAAGTAAATAATGTTATGTACCCACAAAGCCAGCTACCCTCAGGTGCTGCGGGTCAGTATGGTAATGTATCTGCTGTTCCAGTCCCTCGGGAGGTTGTAGGGGCGCAGGATGCTGTTGTTAACCCATTTACAGGGGCAGAAGGTATGGCTGCTGGTGGTATTGCTACACTAGGTGGGTACTCTGATGGTGGTAGATTAACGCAAGGTCCCGGGGATGGCGTATCTGATTCTATCCCTGCATCTATAGGTGGTAGACAGCCAGCTAGATTAGCAGATGGTGAATTTGTAATACCTGCTAGGGCAGTGGCAGAAGTAGGCAATGGGTCAACTAGGGCAGGGGCTAAGAAGTTCTATGCTATGCTTAAACGTATTGAAAAGAGCAGTAAAGGACGGAGTAATATAGCAGCTAATACTCGCGCTGATAGGTTTATGCCAGCCTAATGTCAATACAGATTTCACTCGTTCCTGTAGAGCATATAGAGTCAGTATGGCATTCAGTAGAGCGGTATATAGCAGATGCATTGTCCTACTACCCCGGCAGATATACGGTAGAAGATATAAAAGTAGGTTTACTGACAGAGCCACGACAGTTGTGGCTAGCCTTTGATGGCGCTGTTATATATGGTGTAGTTGGTACACATGTTGTGACATACCCTAGGATGCGTACGTTGTTTATGCATTTTATAGGTGGGGATGAAGGGTTGACATGGAAAGCCCCCATGCTAGTGGTACTGCAGAGATTTGCTAGAGATAATGACTGTAAGCTACTAGAAGCACAAGGGCGTACTGGATGGAAGAAAATATTTGAGAGTGATGGGCTAAAGACACGTTCCATCTGTTTTGATATTCCTGTGGAGTGATATATGAGTAATCACAATGTAGATTTTGATGGGCTGCTACCCCTAGATGCTTTTAAGAAAGAGGGCGGCAAGATGCGACTTCATGGGGGTGGCGGACAATCACCTCAACCTACTAGTACATCTTCATCACAAGTTACAATCCCTGAGTACGCTAGGCCGTACATGGAACGACTGCTTGGCACTACTGAAGCACTGACTGACATAAGCAAAAACCCCTACAAGATGTACAAAGAAGGGGACCCTAATGCCAGAGTAGCTGGGTTTGATCCTATGCAAACACAAGCGTGGGATAATATTAGTTCTATGACACCATCATCGCAGTTGGGTGCTGGGACTAACATGGCTACCGCTGGCGGTGTTGGGTCGTTGATGGCAGGGCAGAACTATCAAAATATGGCTACTGACCCTAATTCAATGGCTGCATACATGAACCCCTACATGAAGAATGTAGTCCAGTTCCAACAAGATCAGAATGCTAGAAACTATGGTATTCAACTGCAAGCACAGCAAGCACAAGCTACAGGACAACGTGCATTTGGTGGAAACAGGCAGGCGCTAGCTCAATCAGAAGGCACTAGGAATCTTGGCTTTACCCAAGCACAGACAGCCGCACAAGGTTCACAGGCTGCTTATGATGCTGCTCGTCAGGCACAACAGTTTGGTACTACGGCAAATCTACAAGGATACCAACAAGCCATTGGCGCAGCTAATACACTAGGGCAGTTGGGGCAGACTGAGTATGGTCAGAAGATGGGTATAAACAATGCCATGCAGACTGCCGGTGCTACGAAAGCAGCTAGAGAACAAGAACTGAAGAATATTGGGTATGAAAACTACCAAAACCAAATGAACTACCCATATAAACAGATTGGGTTTATGTCTGACTTACTGCGTGGTGGCCCTCTATCCCAGTCAGCAACTACAGAGTATGGCGCAGCACCAAGTCTGACAAGTCAGGCAGCAGGTTTGGGGTTAGCAGGTTTGGGTGTAGCGCAGGCGCTTGGTAAATCCTCCTAGGAGCAATTATGCAATCATCAATGACACCTATTAGCACCCCTTCTCCTGAGGTAATGTACAAGAAATACACTGACCTTAGTACGCTTCATGATCCACGTGTAGATGAAGTGCTGAAAAGGGCTGCAATGGGAGGTGATCCTAACTACCCACAGGTATACGCTATCATGGCTATACAAGCTCGGACTGCTGCTAAGGGTCAGGCACAACAAATGCAAGGTGCACAAGGTGCGCAAGGTCCACAGCCTACAGTAGCTGCGAATGTCCTAGCTAAAGCAGAACCAGAAGCAGGGTTATCTTCACTACCTATAAGCTCTGATACTTTCCACGCTGCTGGTGGTGGTATGGTGTCGTTTGCTCATGGCGGTGATATGTCTGGTAGGGGTGATATGCATGACTCTGCCGAACACAAAAAGTTAGTAAAGAAAGCTGCCGAGGCAAAAGCAAGAGCATTAGCTGAGTGGGGTGCATCACAAACTGGGTATAGATTTCCTAGCGAATATGTTTCTCCAGCGGGGGATGGAATATCCTCACCTGAAATGAATGCTATGATTGATGAGGTTAGGAGAAGGCAAAATCCTCAAGCACCTGAGGCGTTTTCTCCAGAGCAGATGCAAGCATTGGGTCAATCACAAGGGGTAGATCCTAATGCAGAGGCAGTTGCCCGTACAAGGTCTATGTATAATGTAGCCCCGCCAGTATCTGAAGGTCCTACGGCACCTCAGGGAGTTCCTCCAGAAATGGCAGCTATGATGGATAGAGCTAGGGCAGCGCAAAATCCTACACGGCCTACTGCTTTTGCTCCAGCGCAACAACAAGGGATTGCAGATGCTTATAATAGACAAGGTGCGCCCGCTACTTCTCCTACAGCGCCTACTGCCTTTTCTCCAGAACAACAACAAGCGATTGCGGACTTTTATAGTAAGCAAGGTAAACAAGGTGGATTAGATACTTTACCAACAGCTACTACACCAGCTGCCCCTACCTCTACCCCTACCCCCGGCGGTAAGAAACCAGCTATAACAATGGCTGAGTACAACAGGTTAGCTGCTGAGGGATTAGAGAACCGAAAACCAGCTACACCAAAGAAAACTGCTACAGAACTAACTAAGAAAGACTTAGGGTTAGGAGGGCTATCAAAAGATAATAAGCAAGAAGTTGTACCTACCTATGAGTCAATGTTATCTGACATACAAAAATCAAATCCTGATAAAGATATATTTAGTGAGTTTACTAATAAAATTAAGCAGCGCATGGATGCGGACAAAGACAGCGATAACAAGTTTAAGTATGGGCTGTTGCCAATATTAGTTGGGGCAGAAATGATGGCTGGTACTTCTCAATATGCTATGGTTAATATAGGTAATGCTTTAAAAACTGGAGCAGCAGCGCAAATACAAGAGATTCAAAGAAAAGACAAACTAAGTCGTGAGGATAATAGAGACCTGACGGACCTTAGAAAATTCCAAGCAACTATGGATAAGGGTGATAGAGACAATGCCTATAAGATGTACGATAACTATTTAGGTAGACAGAGTGAAGAGAAGCGGGCTAAATTAGTAAGTGATACTGCTATATTAGTAGGCCAAGGTCACGATGCTACACAGAGAGAAATATATGGAAGTCTTAGACCTGAAGGGGCTAATGCATTAGAAGCACGAAAGTTTTTAGACTCTAAAGAGTATATAGCTATTAATAGAACGGCTGTTTTAAAGCCTGACCCAACGCCTACACCTAGAAATAATCAAATTCTTGCTGCCCAAAGACAGGTTGATAGTGCTCATATACGTGCGGGTGAGAAGCCTCCTTATGGAACTCCAGCTGGTTCACCAGCGCCTAGTACAGCGCCTAGTACAGCGCCTAGTAAAGCTAATTACTCCGCTGCAGATATAGCCTATACTGCTAAACTACGTGGTATAACCGAGGCTCAAGTTAGGCAACAGCTAGGTATACAATAATGGCCCGTGACTTACTTGCTCATTTAGATGCTCCATCCGGGGGTCGGGATTTACTTGCCCATTTAGATGCTCCATCCGAAGGGCGGGATTTACTTGCGGGTTTAGATACTCAGCCTAAAGAAGCCCCCGGGTTTGGTAAGATGATGAGCAACGCGGTTATACGCGGGGCTAAACAAACTGGGTCACTACTAGGTGATGTGCTACCTGCTATGGCGGGTAATATTGTTGGGAATAATGACTATGCTAACCAACAGATGGGTGAAGCAGCAGCCACTCAGAAAGACATTCAAGAGAATTACGCAGCACGATATCCAACGCTAGGCGATGTTAAAGGCCCTAGTGATTACCTCCCATTTGCTGCTGAAACTATAGCTGAACAAATACCTAATATAGCAACGGCTTTAGTACCCGGGGTAGGTGGTGGGATGCTGGCTGCTAGAGGGTTGGCTGGTGCTGCTCGCACTGCTGCTGTAGGTAAGGGGCAACTTGGCGGTGCTTTCCTAGGTTCATACGCGCTGAACGCCCCTGAGATATTCCAGAACATACATGAAGAAACTGGGAAGATGGCCCCGGGGGCTTCGCTATTAGCTGGGTCTGTCTCTGCTGCACTTGATGCAATCCTTCCTGCATATATCCTAAAGCAATTTACTCCCGGTATGAAGACGGGTGTTATAGAAAAGATCTTAGAGAAGTCAGGTATGCAACCGGGTATAGTTAGATCAGCTGTAGCTGGCGGGGCTACTGGTGCATTAACTGAAGGACCTACAGAAGCAACACAAGAAGCCATTAGTATTGCGGCTGAAAAATTTGTTGGGGAGAATAAAGACGTATGGGGAAGCAAAGAATTCAATCGTTTAATAGAGTCCGGTGTTCGCGGGGCTGTAGGCGGTGGTGGTATCTCAGGCATAACGGGCGCAGTCAGTGGGATTGGTGATAGAGAAGTAAAAGAAGAAACCCCCGATGCAAAGAAAGCTGCGGAAGAAGAATCTAAGATATTTACAGGGTTAGGTAAAGAGGAACAAGTCCCACCTCCTCCTGATAAAGACTTCGATGCAAAGATGCAGTCAACTGTTGATGCCAGTGGCAACCCAGTTTTTGTATCCCCTGATGGTACTACTGGGACTACTACTGGGACTACTGCTGAAGATACTATTGAGCCCCCATCTATATCTAGCCCTGAGTTAGATGTATTAAAAGCAAAGTATGATGAACGGGCAAATGAAATTGCTACTGTAGGAACTAAGAACGGTAAAAAATGGATAGATAATAAAAACGGGGCGCAAGTAAAACTTAAAGCAGAGATAGATGCTCTTGAGGCTAGTTTAGTTGCACAGGGAGAAAAAAATGAATCTACAGCTGACCAATCACGAACTGACACGGGCATGGGAGAGTCTGTACTTCCAACGACCTCCAAGACTGAAGAAACTAAGGGTACTGACACGGCGACAGTGGGAACTACTAGCGAATCTACTGACGGCACAACTACAGGAACTGTCACAGGCACAGGACAAGAATCAAGTGCATTAACCCCAGAGGCAAATAGTTTACTAGCTTCTGTAGATGCTGGAGGGGTTCCAGCTATGATGACAAATAACCTTAAAAAGATAGCTGCTGATAATGGTATAAAAGTTACTGCTCAAGATACGCCTAATTCAGTAGTAGATAAGTTACGCGCAAAGGCTCTAGGACAAAGTACATTAACTAAAGATGAGTTAGAAAAACAACAGATAAAAAAAGAACAAGAAGAAGATCTGGGTTTAACTACAGAGGATAAGATAAAAGAAGAAGCTCCAAAGAAGGTAGAGCCTCAAGTAAAGGTAGAGGATAAAGAGCAAGAAAGACTGGATGCAGTAGAGGCTAAGAGATTAGAAGCTGATAAAGAAAAACGACTAGCTGAAGAAAAAGCGCTTAACGAAAAAATAGCTATGCCTACTACAGCAGGGGCGTTAAGTTATATAAACGACGTAGGGCATTATGGGCAGGCAGCTCCTCTTACCCCCGGAAAGGCTGTAATACATGCTGGGCATGAACAGGCTTTTGATCTATTTGATACAGTAGCTGTAAAGAATGGGGTTGAACCAGAATTAAAAGCACTTGCAGAAAGTTATATAGCTGCACAAGTAGCTAAACGTGAGGCTTTAAAAAGAGAAATGCAGGCGCAGGGTAAAAATCCTAATGAAATAAAAGCCGCCGTTTCTAGAATTAAAATTACAGCCGATATAAGCTCTCCATTAGAATTTATGTCAGAGCAAGAGCTTGTAGATCTATATATGAAACATGCAGATAAAACTTCATATACTAATAAGGGTGGTAAAACACGGGCTGTAGCAGCTAAAAATAGAGAAGAGTTTGTTGCTGGGTTGCCTGCTGAGATACAAAATCATGTGCGTAGAACTGCAGATGCAGCTTTTAGGCAGGAAGTTCTTACTACTTCAGAAAAAGGAAAGAAGGTAGAGTCTGGGGATAGATCAAGAAAGCGTAGAAAAGAAGAGCTTGAAAGAAAGGCTGCTGTAGAGGAAGAAGCAATTGCCCTATCTAAGCAGATGGAAGCAGAGGGGGATGTACGTAAAGCTGCAGCCCCTAAATTATCTGAAAAGGAACAAACAACAAAAGATATTAAAGACATAAAGGTAGCAGCAGAAAAAGCCAGAGAAGAGCAAAAGCGCCCAGTAGCTCGTGAAGAAAAAGAAGGGGAAACTGTAGCTAAAGAATCAATAAAGACTACTGCTGAAGAAAAGAGCAAGCTAGTAAGGAACATTGAAACAGCTGTTAATGATGCTAAGGACCTACTAGCTGTATTAGAACAATTAGATTCTAAGTTAAACGACTCTATTACAGGGGTTATAGCTAGGAATCTATTAAAGGCGTTAAAGAACCTAGGGGTTAATGTTAAGGTTGTATTTGGCGCTGTCGAAGGTCGCAATGATGGTAAGTTTGATCCAGCTACTAATACTATAACCTTAGCTGGGTTTGAAGGGGCATATGTAGGTAAGCGCAAGCTGGACCAATTAGTACTGCATGAAGTTATGCACTATTTGACTGACCACGTTGTAGCTAACCCTGTTGCCTATCTTAAATCTATAGTTGATCCTATAAAACGCCGGGAAGCTAAGGCAGGACTTATTCGGTTAGCGCAGAATCACAAATTTGCAAGGCAGAAGTTTGGCAAGAAATACAATATAGATTCCCAAAAAGAGTTTATTGCTGAAGTATTCTCTAACCCATCGCTGCAAAGAGATCTAGCTAATACCCCAGTACCCGGGGCTTACAAAAAAGATACCTTATTTGGGCTAATAGTTAAGAGCATCGCCGCTGCATTAGGCTTTAGAACTGATAAAGATGCTGTGCTGCTTAAAACTATTATGGAAGATATCCTCCATATTGTATCTATCCCGTCTGAAGGATTAGTTGGCGAAGAAATCTCTTATTCCAAGACAAAGGGTAAACATAAAACAGCAAGTGCGCCTAAGAAAGCCCCCCCTATTGGTAGATCTACAGGACTATTTGGGGATAATAAGGGTTATGAACTAGGTAAAAATGAAGCCCCAAAGAGTAAAGGCTTTTTCCTGAAATATTTTACTTCTATTGCCCCGTGGAGAGAGCTAGCTCGCTTGTATCAAAATCATAAATATCCTATAAAAACTCTTAACGATCAGTTAAGTGCTGCTAATTTAATAATACGAGATAGCTTAGATATGAATAACATATATGAGCTTGGAGTATTAGCTTCAGGAAGAGCTAAGAGCTTTTTCTATGGGCATGTTAGTAAGCCAGCAGAAGCACTAGATAGAGGAGTTAGGGAATTTGCTAGAGATGCAGGGCTTACAGCAGAAGAAGCCTTAGGGGTTATACATAGACTATTAGAGACATTACATGAGCCAGAACGTAGGTTTGTTAAGTACCTGTTAACAGTCCCTTTAAGCACTGATAAGTTACTGGGGAATATAAGCCCTGCTGATCGGCGCAAAGAGATGATAACACTGTTAGATAGTAAGACATTAACTGACGCCCAAGCTAAATCCTTGCGCAAAGAATTAGAAACTATAGTTAACGCAAAAAATGCTAAAGGAAAACCAAAGTATTTAGACCCTCTTGGTAGCAGCCCTAGGTCGGTTAAGGGTGTAAAGATGTCTCTTGATGTAGATGATAGTGCCTACAATGTTCTAGGGCTTGGGGATGAGACACATACTACTAAGGAAGTTGTTGCTAGTAGACTAGAAGCCTATGAGAAGTCGCCACACAAGGCTCAACTAGACAAAATACTTGAGAGCTTGCGAGACTTAAATAATGTTACTAGAGAATTAAATCAACATGCTAATTACTGGTCTGACTATGTTAGCAATAGAGTAGCTTTCTATGACTATAAAAACTATGCCCCATTTAAAGGTAAAGCATCTTTTGAAAACAACTCTGAAACAGATGAAATATTAGACTTTGATGCTACTAAAATGGGTAGAGAATTACAGGATGCTGCTTATGCTACAGAGGGTCGGTCCTCAGTATCTGATAACCCTGTACTGCAATCTCTTTCTGATGCCACTCGCGCCGCTATGCGGGCTGGTAATGTAGGATACACTTTAGCCATAAAGAACTCTTTAGCCGCAAGTAAACTTAATCCTAATGGGCAAGGGCTTATTACTGGCTATGTAAAAGCACATATAGAGTTTTGGCAACGTGATAGTGATCTTCTTAAAAGCATGAAGGGTGAGAAGTCTATATTCCACTACAACACTGATGGCAGTATTGATATTCTTGTAATCCAAGATGAGAAGATGTTGAACTCTATTAGAAAGACTTTTGAGGCGGTTAACCCTTATTTAAACTTTTTGAATACTCTAACTACCCTTATGGGTAAAGGACATACGCGCTACAACTATAACTTTGCACCATTAAATTTTATACGAGATTTTCTTACTAATGCATGGGTGATAAGTGCTGAGATGGGGCCTTTAAAGTCAGCTAAGTTTATGCAGCTATTAGTTGCTAAGGTCATGTTGCAGGGGTCATTTCGTAAATCAGCAAAGGTTATGAATCTATTTAACCAGTCTAGGATGGCTGAGTTGAATGCTATGGCTAAGAAAGACCCAACTATTAGAGACACAATAGAGTTTTTACAAGCTGGGGGGCCTACATCTTATATCCACGGTATCTCTTTAAAGTCTAATTATACAGACATAAAAAAAGAACTGGGGGCTTCCGGTATTATTAGAACAGTTGAGCAGTTTAATAAACTACTTGATTTGTGGACTGAAATGTTTGAACTTACTAGCCGTTCTGCTGCGTATAGTATTGCTAAACAAGAGTATCTAAGACAAGGTTTTACTTTAAAGGAAGCTATCACTAAAGCTGCTACATTTGCTAAAGAACTTGCTAACTTTGAGTTAACAGGTACACGTGGTAGGGGCATGGGGTCATGGTTCATGTTCTTTAAGCCCAGTGCTACAGGCGCTGTTCGTGCAATTGAAGCCGCCGCTCCAGCATTTAGGGATATAAAAAATGTAGTGGCTGGCCTACCTGATAAGATTAGAAAGAATGAAAAAGCATTAGCAGACTTTAAAAAAGATTATGCAGAAAGGAAACTTAACGCCCAACTAACTACCGCCGGGTTAGTAGGTTTAGGTATGACACTCTATATGATGGCATATATGCTAGCCGGGGATGAAGAAGGGGACGATAGTAGAAACCCTGTAGCTAATGATAGTATGGAGCAATGGATGCGGTTTGGTAGATTCCATATACCTAAAGAGTTCTTTGGTGGAGAAGAAGATTTTGTAGTCCAACTACCTTGGGGTTTTGGCCTTGGTGCTTTTGCTGCGGCAGGGGCTCAACTAGCTGCTGTAATAGGTGGTCGTCATACATTACAAGATGCGCTGTCTAATATAGCTTTCCAGATATCACTAGATTCCTTTGTGCCATTGCCAGTATCTAGGATGCAACCAGCAGATGATCCTTTAGGGTTTGCTGTAGATTCAATAATGCCTAGTGTATTGCGCCCTGTAATAGAGTGGCTAATAAATAAAAATGGCTTAGGTCATACTATCTATAATGCTAGTAATAGAACTATGGGTGATGCGTACACAGGCGGCGATAAAATCCCTGAGATATATAAAACAGCATCTGCTGCTTTAGTAGAGAATGAGTTTATTGGCATGGGCAACGTAGATATTAGTCCTAACACTTTATATTTCTTAGCTAATAGTTACGCTGACGGTATAGTTAAAATAGCTGAACTAGCTTATAGCTTTACACAATTAGCTGATGATAAGAAAGCCTTTGTAGCTAAAACAGATATACCATTTCTTGGGTCTTTCATTGGATCTAACTCTGATGTAGTTACTCGTGACTATACTAAGGTAGCTGAGAAAGTAAAAGAACTACAAAGAAAGCTTAATAACTTTGAAAAAGATCCTGAAATGGCTCTTAAATATTTTACTATTCATCCTTTTGATAGGGATATTGTAGAGGTATATAACGCAGCTAGTGGTGGACCACTTAAAGATTTACAAACGGAGGCTAATGAAATACGTAGAAGTACTATGCTAACACCTAAAGAAAAAACGCTTGAGTTAAAAGATAATAAGCAAATGCAAAGTCTTATTAAGGAGCATCTACTTACTACCTTTGAAGCATACGGTATTAAGCCTTAACTAATGCGCCAAGTTCTAACCCCTAGGTGGGCATCCTTTATTGAGCAATAGCTCTTTACACGCACCTTAGCCCGTTTAGCCCCGCAGTCAATGGCATAGATTAACTCTGCGGGGCGCAATGTAGGGATAAAGAAACTATCCCCCACTGACATACCCTCAAATGGTAGCACCCACTCAGGCTCAAGTATCTGACTCGGTATCATCCTCTGAGTCCATAGAAAACACACTCCTAAAATGATACATAGGCGTTGGTTGATTCTCTTGGGCTAGCTTCCACCCTGTAGATAACCTGCCCTTTCTTGCGCTAATTAATATCTTCTTTTCGGTCATAGCAACTTCAAACTCTCTACTACTTATATTGCGTTTAGCAAGATAGGCTTTAAACTCAGTTTTAGATACTTGTGTTATACCTTCATCTGAGGATATTCTAGCCACAATAGCTCCCATAGGTTCTTTTATAACATGTCTATCTTTTATCTTTAGGGTGTTACCTTCAAACTTATTAAGAAAATCACCTAGTATCGCACAGTAGTCTGTCTTATTTAACTTTACTACCTTGTCTCTTATCTGTATCAACTCCAGTAGCATTACGCCATATACACGCTCAATATCTAATTCAATTATACCTGCCTCTATAGCTATTTCACCGCCAGTAAAAATAGCAGCTATCATATTTCGATAGAAGCGGTAAGCCACAACATCTCCAAAGTCTGCTAAGAATCTATTATGCCATTTATCTAGTTTTACTTTAATTGGTGGTTCCCCTAGCCTATATAGCTCCTTTATATATACAGTACCCGCATGTCCATAGTTTAATCTAAAAGTCTCAAATATCTTCTGACCTAGTTCACTACCACCTTCACCTAGCAATGGAGTTGGCGGTCTTACTAACATTTCAATTACTCTAGCCATTTCACCATCTGGACTACCTTTTATAGCCTCAAATTTATTAACGACTGAATGATTAGAAGTAAGGACGGCAATTAAAGAGGCAGGCATTTCATGGGCACGTTCTGCATTTACAGATGCTTGCAGCCTGATCTTAGCTTTGCCTTGAGATACTTTATGCACTAAGTCAGATAAAACCTCAGGAGACTTACCACCTACTTCATCCATACCAAACATGATGTTATGGAATCCTAGAAATCTCTGGGTCACACCATTATCTGTGCCAGATACTACGCATAGTTCTCGAGGGTTTCCAAATATACTAAGCCCTGCATATAGTGCTCCTGTTTTAGCCACACCAGATTCACCTAATAAACTTACAGTACCGCCGGGGGTAGAGGTCATATGCATTAAAGGACTCCCAAACCCAATAAGCATAGTGAACGCATGCTGTTCAAAACCAGCCACATCTAGTTGTTTAGTTGCCCATTTCCAGTCAGAATACGTACCACTTGATACTAAAAACTTAGCAATATCTTTAACATATGGAGACGAGGCAGCATCAACTACCGTACCATCACTTCGTACTTCCTTATCACCTATAACAAAGGCTTGTTTGTCCTCTGTCCAGCCCATTTGCATACGCATGATGTCTGCTTTAGCTGTGTTAATCATATACTGACTCCATTTAATTACATAACTTATGAGGTGGGGTACTACTGAGGGAATGCATATCACCCCATTTGATGCCATGATATCTTGGAACCTATCCTTTGAATAAACAGACTTCATTGGTAGTAAGAATTCTCTTGGTTCATCGTTAGGAAGTAGTAGCCGCATTGTTAAGCACTCGCCATCTAACGGACTGTACATACGCTGTATTGGAAATAAATCATGCGCTGATATAAGCGTAGGCTCACTATTTTGTTCTTCCCCATCCTTATCCGGCTTTTGAGGAGCAGCGTAATAGATACCCCCATTTAACCCTCTAACAAACGGTTTTAGGAATCCCGGTAGTTCTTTGATATTCTTGGTACTCTTCTTTTCCCAAATTGGCTCCTCTTTATCTGACGCAACGGCGGCTTGGAATTCTCTTCCAAGTACGATTGGGGTTTTGATTCTTCCTCTATGTGAACATCCTTCGCACTGACTTGGGAAGTTATTAACAAACCAGTCGCATGTACGGGGGGCATTAAAAGAACGGGCAGTTTTCTCTGTTTCATCACTATTATAATTCTCATATTCATTAGACATCTTATGTATGGCTTCAGCTCCGTCCGCGCAATGTACTGCTACGGTTAGTCCAGCCGCCCATTGATCCCGAGCTACTGTAGCTTGATTCTCCAACATATACCGTATCTGATTACATCCCGTACCTTTTAGACTCTTATCTGCTAGTTCATTAAATGTATAAGCAAAGTTGTCCATCTTCAACATCTTGCGGGTTTCTTCGTCTAGCCCCTTAGATACAGTAGCCAGTATGTCCTTAACAGGTATTTCCTCGCCTAATAACTCTTTAAATGACGCAAAGTTATACTGATTAAACTCAGTAGTTAGAAAACTAGATAGGCATGGGGGGTCAGTTTTATAATTAAGCGTGTCAGGACAGCGCATAATACGGGCTGCATCTGCCATAACTGAAGGGTCAGCGTATAGTCTTGATATACAGAACTGCTTAAACTTCTCGGCGTAGGGTAAGTATTCCGCTATAGGAACCTCTTCTTCTAATAGCCAATAAGCATGAACTCCTGTACCTGAGTCTATCCTGACGGGTGGGGGTAGTCCTGTTTCTTCTAGGAATTTATCAAGCGCAGTTAAAGCGGCTTCCTTACTAATATAGCCCTTTCCTTCTGCTGCCTTATCAGCGCCTACATCTAGGTCAATGAACAGCGACCTGTAGTAAATGCAGTTATCAGCCTTCCTACTAAACCCGTCAAAAGAACCTAGTGCAACATATGTGTTTAAGCCTTTGCTTTTTAGTTTTTCTACTTCTTTAAATACATCATCTAGTGTTTCTGCAAAACGGTTGTTTGTTTTCTTAGTATTTTGGTTTATTCCGCTAACACAGTAAACACCCTGCTTGGGTAACGCTTTCTCATAGAATTGTTTTATCATAGCGCAGAGTATATAAAAGCGGGTTGCCCCGCTTTTGGTTAGAAATGTAGAGGTCTTTTATTTATTCATAGTAGCTAAATATGATCTGGCCTCTAATTGGGTTTTAACAGGTAGTACACCATCTTTTAAATCTTTAGTAACAACATCTAAGAAATCTTCTACTTGTTCTTGATGCTTATATCTTAAAGGTTTGCCACGGAACCAGCTATGAATTGACATCCGAGTTACACCAAATGCCTCTGCCACACAAGTAGCAGGTAGGTTTGCCTCAACACATGATAAAGCAAGGGCTATCCCCGGATTATTAGCATTGGACTTATATAACTCTAATAGAAATTTTTCGCTGTAGCTCCGTGACATGTAATGCTCCTTATTTTTTAGACCACTTCTTAACTACATCAGACACATCTACTGGCGTATCTTCCCCTGTTACCTTAGACCCACTACGCTTAATAGGCTCAGACTCAGTAGGTTGTACTGGTGTAATTAACCCATCACCAGCTTCTCCTCCTTGAAAGACTGTAAGTTTAATTGCCATTTCAGCCGCTTGGCTTTTAGCTTGCTTTGTTATGATAGCTAGATCTGCCTCAGGTACAGCACCAACAGGAGAGAACATTACTTTAGGTGTAGCTGATGATGTATCAAACTGCATCTTGGTAATAACGCGCCCAGCACTTACGTTGTGCGATGCTAAGTGTTGTACATAAGGACGGAAAGGCCATTTGCCGCTATCTTCTTTACCAAAGGTAGACATAGCAGGTAGTACCAACTGCATTACATCTCCGCCCGGATCGGCAGGTAGGACAACAGCCGTGCGCCAAGACAACTTACATTTAGTACCTATGCCGTTATCGCCTGATCCTTTTACACTATTAGGGCAGGTGTTACAGCTAATTGCTGGTGGGTTAGCTACTTCTGGCTCTGGAGTTTCTGAGTTGCTAGACCAGCATACTGGACTAACCTTAGCGCCTTCTACAAAACCAGCATCATAGAACATACGTGAGGCTTTATGGGCCATCTTCACGATAATAACATTCATATGACGCTCTTCTATAGCACCTATTTCTTTACCGCCTGAGTACTTACGGAATACGCCGCCTTTAATAGATAGCCGTTTGTTCTGTCGTGCGCCACCGCCACCTGATACTGCAAGTGTATCTTCATCTAGCCCTGTTTGAATAAGGGATGGGTTGTTTGCTAGGATTGTTGCTAGTTCGTTACTCATATCGTGGGTTCCTTTTAACTAAATTAACGAGAGGCGGGTTTACGTACTACTATGCCAAATTCCCGCATTACATTCACTCCGGGGGGTAGTCCATCTTGCTCATGCCCGTGGAGGAATTCTTTGAAATTGCCTTGATGAATACGCCGTTCTAATAGCTCTAGCGCATCGTTCTCAGCAACAAACTTCCTAAAGTTATCCCAGTCTGAACATATAAAACGCTCATTAAGCTTACGCATTACTGTACCAGCTTGGGTCTTAATACTATCAGCATTTGACTCATTACATGTTGTAAGCATGGTCTGCTCTATGACTACCATATCTTCTTTGTACTTCTTATCTTGCGTCTCATACTCGTCAAGCAGTTTTTCACGTTCACCACGTATTGTCAAGTATATTTTTACTAATTCTTCTAAATTATTTTTCATGGTTATATTCCTAGCTCCTGTTTATAAAGGTCTACAAGTTTTTCGTGGCTAGTAACCTTATTTTGTAGCATCTGATACATCTTTCGTTCTACTTCTGATCCTTGTAGATGCACTACCGTCATGCTATTGACTTGCCCCACACGGTCTATACGGGCGATACACTGTAAGTAAGTCTCTACACTCATTACTGGAGACCAAAATACAACTGTATTAGCGGCGGTTAAAGTTACTCCATGAGATGCTGCTTGTGGTTGGATAATTAAAACTCTCGTTTGGGCGGTAGTCTGAAATCTATTAATGATATTTGCCCGTTCTCTTGCTGGTACATCTCCATTTATTATTTCATTTGATATCCCCTCTTTTATTAAGTGTCTTGATACCAGTGCTATCGTGTGCCTAAATGGCACGAATACGATAACCTTATGTTCTGTCTCCTCCATTACCTCTATTAGGGCGTTAAGGCGTGGGGATACATCGAACTCAATTACTTCCCTAGTGTCAGTGTATACAGCCCCACCAGAGATCTGTAGTAGCTTAGTAAGCTTTGCTGCCGCATGGACTGCGCTAATCTGTTCACCAGCGGCCTCTATTAATAGTTGATCTTTTAGTTCTTTATAGTACCTACTAACCTGCGGAGTAAGCGGTACTTCCCTTGTCTGATACATAACTTTCGGTAGATCTAAGCACTCAGCCTTTGCAAATCTAATGGCTGGTTGTAGTGCGTTATAGACATCATCCCTAGCGGTAGGCTTGGGGGCCCACTTAAACCTAGAAACTTGGTGCATTATCTTATCGCGCCATGCGGTAAAATACTTAGGTACACCCCCCGGGGATACAAGTTTAGCTAGTCCAAAAGCATCTAAAGGAGACTGAGAAGCGGGGGTTCCGGTTAGCATCCATAGCCTTGTAGATGGCATTAATATCCTGCTTAGAGTTTTCCAACGCTTAGTTGTAGCAGTTTTATACGCATTAGCCTCATCTATCACTATGAGATCAAACCCTAACTTCTTAATATCCTCTTGTACAATGCCAACTCCATCATAGTTAATGATTACAAACTCATACTGTCCGTTAAGAATCTTCTTGCGTTTACTAGCTTCACCATAGGCTACGGCTACAGTTCTGTGCATAGCTGTCTTAAATATATCTGCTTGCCATGCGGAGTACATGATTGTTAGGGGGCATATAACTAATACTCTTTTGACTAACCCCATATTCATAAGGTAGTCAGCCGCCCAGATAACAGATGAAGTCTTACCTGTACCTGCCTCATTAAAGCAGAAAGCCCTATCTTGTAAGGATAAGAACGCAGCGGTTGTGACTTGGTGTTTGAATGGGGTGTATAGTCCGGGCCAGTTGTAGTCCCGTGTTATAGGGGAAGGTAGCTTTCCCCCACCAGTAAACGTCTTGTTCAGACGTTGCATTTCTTCAATGCCCCAATAAACTAATAGCTCAGTAGTATCGAAATCCTTTGAGAGAACTTCGCACTTTTCTATGTGGTCAACTATGTATTCGGCATGGGCATTTACTACACGCAATTTAATTGCGCAGTCTTCTACTATTTCCACAATGGCCTTTAACTATATGGTTCGTTGAGATTAACAGCCTCAACTGCCGTTCCAATTACTTGTTACTGATAGTTCCTTGCTCTATTCTTACTAGGGCTTTCTAGTTTATACCCATCTTTATTAGAGCCGCCTTTAGATAATGCTTTCTTATGGCTTACATCCATGCCAGTACGGTCAACACCTTTCTTGTCTAAGGCACGCCTAGCCTTTTGTCTTTCCATACGGTTTGGTAACTCTTTACGCTCTTTCTGCTGCTCGTATTCTTTCTTATAAGGTCTTGGCTTGTTAACGTAGGGCATTATATGCTCCTTCAGTAGTTACCTTCTTTGTTTATGGAACTCACATGTCTTTACTGGACACCACCCACATAGTGGAGTTGGGTTAGGCATCCAACTATCATTCTTATAGGACAAGTTTAGCCGTTCAAGATCACCTTTAAAATAATCCCATAAGATGTCTATATCTTTACGATTATACGCTTCTGGCATGAAGCTGTCATGCATCACAAACAACAGCCCCGCCTTAATCTTTTGAAGTTGGGGAAAATGAGCAAAGGCCATCAACGCCATTAACTTCAGTTGCTTTGGTTCTGGGTACTTATTACTGCCCGTCTTATAATCCACGATGAAAGCTGTATCACCGTCTATAATTATTAAGTCTACTATGCCCCGCACCCAGAAATCTTTATCCGTGAACTTGCAAGGTTCTTTATTGGCATTGAGTGCCATACGGTGTTCTGGTAACTTCTCCCCCGGTATAGCTGCTAAGGAATCTAGTACCGGTTTGAAACGCTCATAGTTTTTTGCTAGGGGCTTACCTTCCGCTACATAGTCTTCACACGCCTTATGTACTTCATTACCATACAGCATCTGAGGTGTAGCGCTTTTCTGAAACCGTTTCAATACCTTTACTTCTTGGTACTGCTTAGGGCAGTTGATATAATCTTTTAAAGAGGAGAACGACCATGTATAACTCATCTTTACATACTACCCTATAAGTAAACTTAGTACAACTATTTTTTTAGTTTAACTATCTTGTATTTGTATGCGCCTGATCTACCTGATGTGTAGATACGTTTACTAGCTCGTAACCTTTGTAATGCTTTGCTCACAGTGTTAGCCCTAGTCTCACTAGCCCCTGATGGGAGTATGTTTATCTTAATGTCCTTACATACACAGTTAGGGTTGTTAGCTACAAACTTAAATACTTCTTCTTGGGCGCATGTGAAGTTCTTATAAACGGCGTTGTTTAATACATTAATACCGTTAACCTTTGCTAGTATTTCTTTAATACCCTTTAGGTTTCCTTCTCCAGATAGTCCAATATATTGCGCCCCTACTGGATATCTCATTACAGGTATAATTGTGCTCTTAATCATGTTTTACGGTGTTCCCAATCATCTCGGCAGCTATTATCACACCACCTTGTACCTATAGTTGTTAAAGGCTCATCACAGTTAAGACAGTAGCCTGTAGGATCTACCTCTAAGGAGGGTCTATTAATCTTTCTCCTTATAATTTCCTCTCGATCCATACGCTCTTGTGTTCTATCTGCATCATCACTCATATTCTTAGTCCTTTTTACTCTCAAACGCTATAAGCAGTTCAAGATAGTGCTTTGCCTTCTTTAAATCCTCTATACCATTCTTTTTACGCCACCTACATACATATTTAATCACATTACCCTCTATATAGGGGATATTATTCATTTGGATAAATTCTACGGGTTGCACTGCCATTTCTTTATAGTGCCCCCCGCCTTCTTGTAGTTCTAGCGCACTCATTCTTCCCCCGCTGAAGCCATTTTATCGCCTAGCTTCATAAGTATAGAAGCTCCATCTTTTTGATTAAAACATATACTACTGATCTTTATTTGCATATTCCCGCTTTGGCATTTGCCCGTATATACGTTGTATATACTACCTGTTACTGCATCCATCCAGAACATTTCACCGTTACCTAGAACTGTAGGGGTAAATACTCTCCCATCACATATCCATAACTGATGTGCTTCAAGCCAGTCTTTCTTTGGCTTTTTATAATGTGCAACAGTATTTGGGGCTACGGGGAACACATACTTACTAGCTACCGCATATATTCCTTCCATAGGATACTTAACTTTTGCTTTAACCTTAGTCATCCCATGCCCCACACTCGTAGATATTCGCCCGTTCCGTCAGTTGTCCTACGATAATGGGGTCGTACTCAGGCACATACTTCTTAACCAGCGCTTTGAACTCATCAGAAAAATTATTTAACTTCTCCAACCTACGTTCCCCTGCCATTTGCTGAATCTCACGCTCGCTCATACTTGGTTCCCCCATAACATTATGGCAACTCCGCCTAATACACTAGCAAATAATATCACTAGCCCTATAGCTATAATCACTGCTACCTTGTATAGATGCATCATCCTCTCCTTAGGTTGGGTGTATACGTCCTGCTGCTACTTCATCTAGTGCTTCTTTAATCCCTTGGTTATACCCAACATCGTATCCTCTACGTAGTAACTCCGATCTTTCTTGTGCTCGTTTGTGTCGCTCCTTCTTCATTGTTTTTTCTACTGTCTGCTCTTTCTTTAGGTAATGCTTGTTGGCATTGCAGTACAACGTAAACTCCCTATCTTCCATGTGGTATGACAACACGTTAAGCAGTGATGTATGTAGTACCCCCATCCCGGGTTCTTTACGGAAGGGCCAGTTAAGATCAATCGAATTACGTAGCGACTCAACTATTACCGTGTCATCTATCTCTACCTCAATCATTGCTTTCATTTTTCTTCATCTCCTTTTTATATTTAATCATAGTGTCTGCTATCTT